TCCCGGTTCAGGGAGTGAACTCCCAGAATTCTGGCCAAATCTATGAAAGACCGGTCAGAAGGCTCCCTCCATTTATACTGCGGTATCACGGACCTAGGGGTGATCAAACGTCCGGCAAACTCTGCAAGTCTGTCGGAGTTCAAGCACTTAGGTTCGGATACTGGGCAGCGGAGGTGCTCAAGTGCGATACGGTATGCGCTGTGCAAGGCTTCACCCTTGATGACAATATCGTCACCAAGCATCAAATAGGCTCCAGGGTTGTTCACCTGGAGAAGCTGAAGGAGCCAGTGATGGCCCAAGGCAAAGTACCCGAAGGACGGCCCCAAACCAAGGGGTTGTCCAGTTTTCCAGGTAATTAGCCTCCTTAGTGGTGGATCCCAAGTCGGATCCGTAACCCACCAAGCAGAACGACTCAGCCTCCTGAACAGATATTCATAGTCTGTCCAGGCCGTTTGATGGCACAATGCCGTCTCGCTTACCTCCATCGGGAAGTGGTTGGTGGCATCAGAGAGGTCCACACTGTGGACTTGTTCTCTGTCATCACCCCAAAGCCAACCCTGTATTATAGGGAAGGCCTCTTCCTGACGAAAGGTAAAATCTTGAGGTATATCTCGCAACAAAGACCAAAGGAACTCCTTATAAGGTTCAAGTACCACCTGATGGAGTCTATGCGGGTTAGCTACAGCACGAAGCTTATATCCAGGTTCCTGGATAAAGCTAACCTTTCCAACACCCCCAAACCCTGCTTGATCAAGGATTTTCTCCTCAGGAGGAGTCCACCCTCTCTCTAACAAGGGTTCAAGGGCGGGCCGATAGAGGCGGAAAAAGTCTCGGTACAACCGGACATTTTCCCTATGTTTAAAGAAACCTTCTATCTGCCGCATGAGGTCTGTCTCTGGGACCGTCTTTTCATCCCAGGTAACAGGGGCCCTCTTGCTTGGTGACCAGCTATAATCAATAATGGTGGCTGGTCTCGGTTGGCCTGCACTGCGGTCTGGAAATGGATTCCAATTAACCGCAACCAGGTCTAGTGCCCATCGCGAAGCCATAGTGAAATCATGGTCAGCCTTTGTCTCAACTGAAGGCTGCCACTTCTCCCACTGCTTTTTCGTGATGGCCTTGGACTTAACGACAGAGTAAATCATCAGAGCATTGACTGCAGTTGCCAATGCCCTGTCTCTCCGTCGTTCGCCCGCATATAGAGCTCTCCGGAAAACTCCCCGGAAAGCCCCCTTTGGTAACCCCTTTGAATGGGCAATCCAGCCCCATTCAACCACTTTCACGCCTGCTGCTAATTGAAGCAGAACAGTTTTCAGGCTTTTCAACCTTTGGACTGTCCACTCCTCCCCGCTGGCCTTAAACCAGCACTCGACAGATGAGACTATCTGCCGAGCCTCCCCGGCTGGGACACCAAGTGCCCGTAGCCTGTGACACATTACCTTGCGTGAAAGTACCACGCTCATCCCTCCTCCTTTCGGATATAGGGAAAGGTCCGGCGGGCGACAAGCCCACCAGGGTGCCAAGGGAGCTCACGCTCCC